GTCGTTAAGCATGAAAAGAGCATCTTGCGACGCTTCCGGTGTTGGAGTTTCGCCAGCCTCAAGCGCACCAATATCCTTCAAAGCGGCACTAATGATCTCGATTGGCTTAGTCATAATTATTCCGTTGGTTCAGGCTTTAGTTGCGGAGCCATTTGCGCATCAATCTTTTGTAGCAAAGCAACTACTTGTTTGTATGGCAAATCATGCAACGCAGTCGCAATTGTTTGCAATTCCTGTATTTCAAATTCTAAATGATATGTTTTCATAAATCTAATTTAAACTTAGCTGGTTTCCACGGCAAATGAACTGGTTCCGATATAGCTGCTAATTGCTCTAAAAGTCTAGCCTCAACCATGTTTTGACCGTCTTTCATGGTTGCTTGTCTTACCCATTCAATTACAGCTTCCTCAGTCAAAGATTCAATCGGATTACCACCGCTTTCGTCAAAATACCAATAACCCTCAGAAGCAACATTCTTGTCGCCTTCTGACATTTCAGCATGATATTTAACCGATTTAATAACGCCTTCAACAGCGTTCATCTCAGTTATTGACCATTTAAGAATCATAAAACCCCAATATCTTGACTGCTAATTACGTTTAATTGAACCGATTCCAAAACAGGTACTTCCGTAATTTGTTCTGCAACGTACTCAACCCATTGTTCAGAAGATTGCGACCACGACCAATTGCCTTCTGGCTTAAGATCACGAATTACCCAGCCTGGTGGATACCACCAAACCACTTCTTTACCTTCAGGGCATTCAGGCGCATCAGGTACTTCAATCCAGCCTTCTGTATTATCCGTTTCAGGTTTTGGAATAGAACCGTTTTTAGAAAACATAAATCACCTTATTGAATCGGAAATGCTGCGGCAGGAGGCGTAAAGTTTGCTGTGTAACGTGCATAACCTCTAGTAATGCGAAGGTCGTCTATGTAGCCGTTTAATACGTTGCTAGTTAAGTTTTTAAGACAACCAACATACAAAGCTTCGCCGTTATCAGTCATAGCTGTAGCAATAGTTTGCGTAGTAACTAATGTTCCGTTTAAAAATGTGCGTATTGTGTTTCCTGATCTAGTAGCTGCAAAATGATACCAAGTATTAACAGAACAAGTTCCAAAAGTATAAGAAGTTTCGCCACCGTTATTCCCAAGTGTGCAGTAAACAGTTCCAGAAGAAGTATTTCCCGTCATACTAAAAGAGTAGTTGGTGTAATAAGTAGCAGCAACACCACCTTTGTTAAAAAAGTATGGTGAATTTGTAAAATTAGTTACATACCCCCAGCACTCAAGAGTCCAATCAGGCGAACCAGTAGAAAGGTCTAAAGTTGGTCTAAATGGCACAAGCAACCAGCTTGATGTGGAACCATCAAACTTCATTGAAGTACTGCCCCATTTGGCTTGTGTCGTACTTACCTGCGCTGTGCCTACAGTCTCTAAATCATTCTTAGCAGCAGAGTCGTAGATGCCAGCGTTAGTGTAGTTAAGAAGGAATGATGTATTAGTAATTGCAGTAGGTGGCGCAGTTGGAACAGTACAAGTTGTTTGCGTTGGGTCGTAAGGAGTAGAGCCTACAGTAGTTCTTACGCCAGCTATATAACCAGTAGGGTAACGAGTATCTGAAGAAGCAAATCTTCCAATTGCCCCAAAAGTTGTGTAATTATTGCTTAATGTTGCTGTACCAGTTGATGATCTAACTCCGTTTACAAATATAGTAGCAACACTAGAACCATTCCTAGATGCCGCTATATGATTCCAAGCATTAAGAGCCATTGTTGGTACAGTAAACGTACTGCCAGAAACACCGTATTGATCTATTGCTATAGTTGTTGCATTGTTTATTAATATGCTTATTCTGTTGTTTGTGCCATCTGCGCCATATATTGCTTGGTTTGTAAAAGTGCTTGTGCAATAAACCCAAGCTTCAAGACAAAACGCTCCTGTTCCAATTGTAGGGCCAGTAAAACTAAGATAATCCCCACTCCCATCAAAATACCCACTACCACCTACTACAGCAGTATCGTAAGCAGTAGTAGGGGCGAATGGTGAGAAGGCTTGTACGGATGGTGTGCCGCCAGCTACAGAAACAGTATATGCATTTGAACTATTATCTATATATCTATTTGATTGAAACGTAAGAAGCTGAGTTCCACTTATAGCTGTTAATGGAGTAGTAGGTGGCGTAAATGTTGTTGTGTACAACGCCGTACCTTTTACAATTCGTAAATTGGAAATGTAACCATTGTAAAAATTACCTGCGCTATCTTTGGCAATTTGTACATTACCAGCAGTTCCGCTGTAATTTGTGCTATCAGTAGCTGAAGTTACTTGAGTTCCATCTATAAACAATCTGTTTGTTGTCCCGCTTCTACAAACAGCAACGTGATGCCATTGACCATTTAATGATGATGCAATATTAGTTACATATAAATTTGTTGTATCTCTAACTGATTGCCAAACAAATGAAGAAGATGACAAGCTGGCTTGCCAATAACCAGTAGTTCCGCCAGTTAATTGAATTAAACCGCCAGCCGTATCAAAAGTGTTTATCCAAAATTCAACTGTAAAATCACCAGTTCCAAAAGCAAAATTAGTGCTATTTGGTACAGTTACAAAATCAGAAGTGGCTTCGTTAAAATAATTACTCCACCCCGTCTGACTAAACGGCGTAAATGTTCCCTGCGTAGTATTACCGTTCCTAGTAATCGTGAAGTTATTAGTCGAGCTATCTAAAAACGTGTTGTTCTGCGCACCATTTGTCGCAGTCGTGTTTAGCAGCAGCGTAACTAAATTAAAGTACGCATCTTTTACCGCCGCAGCAGCACCTAAAAACAACGTTTGGAGAATGCCACTCATTAGGTCACTCCGTTGCCTGAGATTAACCAAGTTGTTGAAGTCATTTTTATAGCTGTTGCAATACCGTACTGCGCTAATGATCTGCTGCCAGTTGCGCCAGTTCCAGCCAAATACATAGTGTCACTTGTGATGGCAATAGTTACCACTTGGCTAGTCATATTGATAAACGTGATTGCAGTTCCCAATGGATAAGCTACGTTTGCATTGGAATCAATCGTAAACGTTCTAGCATTTGCATCTGTAGAAGGGTGGAATATAACCTTGCCAGAATCAGTCAAAACCGTTGTATAAGCCGCCGATTGGCTGTTAATAGGTATGTTCCTAAAGCCTACAGAGTTGGTTCCGTCAACCGTACAGCCTGACAAAGTTCCCGAAGTTGGCGTTCCCAAAACCGGAGTTACAAGCGTTGGCGATGTAGCCAATACAACGCTGCCTGATCCTGTAGTGGCTGCAAGCATTGTCGTTGTAACGGTTCCTGTGTCGCCTGTGGTGACTACAGTACCGGCAACCGCTGGCACGTTAAGATTGAATGTAGATGCGGTATTTGGGCCAACCAAGTTAACTTGACCGCCTAAAGCCGCTTGAAAGACTAACTGGCCCATAATTTATCCTTACGCTGCAATAATAAGTTGTGAAGCGGTCAACGCTCCGGTGCTAGGGTTGTATTTCAACTTCGTCGAAGATACGTATTCAGTCGTTAAATTGCCTGTTGTTTGATTTGCAAACAAAATATAACGTGTTGCGTTAGTAGTTGTATCGTCAGTTACCGTTGCATAAGCTGTAGGAGTTGTCCAAGTTGGCGCACTTGCACCGTTGCTTGTTAAAACTTGGCCTGAAGTACCAGCAGCAGTAAATGCGTAAGCAGTACCAGTACCATAGGCAATAGCACCAGCAGTAGGAGTAGCCGTAGCATTTGTACCCCCACGATTAATTGCTATGGTCGCGCCGTTCCAAGTAGCGGAAGTAATAAAACCAGCATAATCAAGCGTGTTGGTTGACCACGATACATTAGAAGGCGTTTGATCGTGCCTATCCCAAGTACCTGCCGCAGTAGCATTAGATAACAAAACAACCGTTGTATAACCGCCTGACGGTACGCTAACAATCAAAGTGTTAGAGTTGTTATTAACAGTTACTGAGCCACTTGATTGATTATTGTTAAACGAAAATATTGTTCCGTTTGATAACGTTGTGGCATTTGGTAATGTAAATGTTTGACCACCAGAACCAGTAACAAGTTGAACCGGAGCCGATGCAACAGTCAAAGTTGTTGTTGTTCCTGCCGCTGTTACAGTTGCAAGATTATTAAAAAAAGAATTTGCAGTTACATTTTGGTTTGCATCACGCAAAACCACGCTATTTGCACCGCTTGAAGCTGTAACACCTGTGCCGCCATTAGCTACATTTAACGTACCAGACAATGTAACTGCGCCAGTTGTAGCCGTTGAAGGCGTAAAACCTGTGGTTCCTGCGCTAAACGACGATACAGTCGTTGGAATAGCTGCCCATGAAGCAGTTGTTCCGTTGCTCGTCAAAACATAGCCGTTTGAGCCAATTCCTAATCTTGTTGCGCTGTTTGCGCCATTTCCAAGAATTAAATCACCGGCAGTTGTAATAGGTGACAACGCATTAAACGCCGCAGTTGCTGTAGTTTGTCCTGTGCCGCCGTTTGCAATGCCCAGCGTTCCTGTCACGCCGGTAGTTAAGGGTAATCCTGTGGCGTTTGTAAGCGCACCAGAGCTAGGAGTACCCAAAGCACCACCGTTGACTACAAATGCCCCTGCTGTACCTGTATTGACCGCCAAAGCGGTTGCAACGCCAGTACCTAAACCAGTAATTGAGCCAACAGCAGGAGTAACAGTAGTGTTCCCAGCTAATGTAAGCTGGCCCTGTGCGTTTACTGTAAATGTTCCAACCTGAGTCGCCGAACCATAAGCAGCCGCTGTTACAGCCGTATTTGTGATTCTGAATTCATTTGCTGATAATGTCAGACCTGTGCCAGCCGTATATACGCTTGCAACACTAAAGTTTGACCAATTAATAGCTGTAACGCCAAGAGTACCGCCAGGTTGTGCCGACGAATACCATGCCGAACCAGCTTGACCGCCGGACTCTACAAAAGTAATCGCACCAACGTATTCATCCCATGTATCAGCGTCAGAAGCACGACTCCAAGCACTAGCAGAAGCCGTATAAATACCGTTTTGTGATGCGGTTGATTGATTTTTAACTAAAACACGCTCACCGGCAGTCAAAGTTATTGTGTCAACCGTCAGCAAACCCGACAAACTAGCCAAATTGACAGTAGTTGCAACACGAACCGCTTGCTTCCAACTCAATCCGGCAGCGACAAAGTCAACATAAGCTTTGTTTACTAGGTCATTGCTGCCGGTTGGAGTCGCTGTAACAGTTCCAGACGTAAAAGCCGCCGTTGAAGGGCTATAAAGACCAATCGGCGAACTATCAATCGTGCTGTTTGTAATAGCCAACCCTGACTGACTAGGGTTGATATTAGGATAGAAAAAACTACCAGCAGGGCCTACCAAAGTCACCAACGAATAAGTCGGAGCAGGGTTAAAAATACCCTGAACCGGAACTATATTCGTCGTGTTTTGCGATGAAACATCATTAGACATAACAATCCCTAGCTTTGATCTGCCATCGGAGTTACATAAATATTGCCTGCGTTTGCACCTGTAGTAATGCCGGTAATTGAAAAGCTATTAGGCGGTACAGCCACAACCATTGGCGCAGTCATTGAAACACCAAGAATTATGCTATTTGTAGTTCCCGACGTTGGCAACGTAGCAGCAGGAGCCGATGAAGGAGCAATCGTAACAGCTACTGGAAAGTTATTAGTATTTAACAATCCTGCATAGTTGATCTGATCGCGCCCAATAGGCGTAACAGTTAAAGCCGATGAAGATGCAGAAGTCACCGCAATAACTGTGGTCGGGCCATTAACACGAAAAACCGACGTATTAGCCATAATTTACCCCTTAAACTGCGGTTGCTGGTGCTGGACCTTCAAGACGGACTACCTGAATGCTGTAAACACCAGCCGCAGGAGTAGCAGCAGCCGCACCTACATTGCCAAATTGTACTGACAACACATTAGCTGCCAAGCAATCAGCCTCAGCAATAATAATGTTAGCCGTTTGATTGCCGTTGTAACCAATAACCTGCACTAAGTCCGTTGTTTGCAAGCCAGGCAAAGAAAACGTTTGCAATGCAGTAACGCCGTTGGTCACAGAAGCAGGTGTAATACTAGGCTGGATATAGAAAGTTTCGTGCGAATTACCGCGAGTAACTGTGGTGCTGGACATAATTCAATCCTTTCAAAAATTTTACTAATTATAGGCTTTCATGCGAAAAAAGCCACCCCTTGAAAGAGTGGCTTTCCTCTTTTTTAGCCAATCATTAATTAGCTGTAAGTAGCAAAGTCATAACCGTAGATGTACACATCCATCGTAGCGGCAGCACCTTGAACTGTGCCAACGTTGATGTACAAATACTGACCTGTGTTAATAGCTGTAGAAGCAACTGTACGCTGGCTAACAATTGTCGGGCCTGTTAAAGCCGACAATGCTGCGTTAGATACGATTGCGCCACTTGCGTTTGGTGCTGTAAACACACCAGCATAAGCAGTAGTCAGGCTAATGGAAGCGTTAGTAAACACTACGTTTGCAACAGACCAATTGCTTGAGTTAGCAATATTTAGGACTGCTACGTCACCTGAAGCGTTTACGTTTACGCCGGTAGCCACAGCCAACAGACGAACTGTCTGATTCGACAATACGTTCTGTGGGTGGATCGTTACGGTGGTTGCTGGGCCTGGATTCGCCATAATATATATCTCCTAAATTAAGCTGCAACACGGCAAGCGAGTTCTTGATAAAGCGGAGCCCAACCATACAGAACATCCAAACGAGTCGGAATCGAATCGTTGTTGATCGTATATTGACGCACCACACGCATTGACAGACCAATCTCTTTGTCGCTTGCACGACCAGCAAAGTGAACGCCTTCTGGCAACTCAAGATCAGCTACTGCAAGCGTAAACGCATTGCGGTGCATGATAATGTTTTGCGGAGAAACAACACCTGTGCTGTTGAACTGAGTAATTGCAGCAGTTGCCGAAGTTGTTGGAATCGATACGTTTTGGAACTGCCCCGAAGTGATGATCGCTGGGGAAACAGTTACAGAAACAGACGAACCAGAAGCAATAGCAGCGGTCGATTTAACTACAAATGAACGCAGTTTGTTCGAGCCGTAAGCTTGACGGTTTTGTGGGTTGACTGCAAACACGCCAGCAATGGTAAATGTATCGCCAGCATTCAGATTCAGCGTACCAGTATTAGCGGCTGTAACTGTAATGGTTGACGAAGAAGCCCAGCCAGTAGTCAAGAAGCCAGTTGCAGTAGTTGTAGCAACCGAACCTGTGACAGTAGTTGTGCTGTTAGAGCCAAACTGTTGTGATACCACGTTCTGATCCAGTTTCCAGTTCATACCGCCGGAATCACGACCCATCAAGCCTTTACGGTATTGAGCTGTAATCGCTTCCTGTGGCACAAACAAGCCTTTCAAGCTATCAACGATAGTCGCGCTTGTGAACGGCTCAACGATACATGAACGACGACCATCACGCGGTGCGCCTTCAGAATCAAGGTAAGCTTGACCTGTCAGATAAGTAATCAAACCGGTTGGCGGTGTGCCAGCAGTACCGACAATGTTAGCTGTCTGTGCTGTAGCCATAACCAGACCATCGCGGTCAATCTTATTCGCAATAGCTGCAACAGCAGGTTTCAAAACACGATCACTAAACATATCCAATGACAGAGCCAAATCGGATGTTGTAAATTGGGTATCGACATGGAACTGCGTACCCAAAGTTACAGGAACCGAAGTCTCGTTGAAATCTTCAACATTAAGCGCAGGGCCAGTTGTACCGATAAAACGACCAGGGCGACGAACGTTTACTGTGTTACCAATTTTTGCGCCGATAACAGCGAATTGATCGTCGTAGTTACGGTCGACTTCCGAAGTGAAAGTCAGTTCATTTTCCAAGACCATCAACGCCTCGTTGGTGATCTTGCTAATGGTTAGCAAGTTATTTGCCATTTTGTAGCTCCTAAAAAGAAATTAATTAGCTACCGAATCTTTCCCGCTTTACGCAACTCTTTCCATTGCTGGACGGTTCCTGTAAATTCGCCTCTTTCATTAATCGGCGCATCTACCGAACCAGAAGTGCCTCTGATCGGGTTAATCGGTGGCGGTGCTTTACTCTTTCTTACAGCAACAGACTTTTCCTCAGACGGAGCGTATTTCGACTCCAACTTTCCCAATTCCTTCAAAGCTTGGGGCAGCGGCAGCCCAGCGAACTTTTGCGCGAATTCCTCGTTTTCAGCCAAGTGATACAAAATTCTTGGCCCAACATCGCTTTCCAAGATTGCGTCTCGAATAACGTCGTGAATTACAACGTCACTTGAGGCGATCATCTCGTCATAGTCCGGCAGCTCTTGCTTGGCTTCATTTATGCGCTCATTCCAAGTCGATAAGACTTTTTGTTGCGCTTCCTGAGCTTTAGCTTGAGCTTCAGCTTGCTTTTCAGCCTGAATCATCCGTTTTGCTTCGTATTTCGCTAAGTCTTTAGCGTATTCAAAAGCGTCGTTGTAATCACTAGGCTGCGGTTCATCAGTCTGAACCTGTGCTTGCTGTGGCTGCTGCTCCAATGCCTTAATGCGAGCTTCCAATGCTTCGCGCTGCTGTCGCTCATTTGCTGCCTCTTGTCTAGCAGCATCACGCGCTTTGCTTAACTCTGAAAACCGCTTTTCCAGCTTTGGGTTTTGCTTCTTCGGTTGTTCTGTTGCTTCCGCTTCTGTTTCTGCTTCAGGTTCACTCTGGCTTACCTCTTGGACAGGCTCCGCAGGACTTTCGTCAGCGGCCTCAGTCGGGGCAGGGTCAGCTAAACCTAACTTATTTGCATAAAACTCAGCTGAATTTTCACTTGTTAATACATTTCCTGCTTCTTTTACTTCTGACATGAGTTTCCTCAAGAATTTACCCAATCTGCCTGATTGGTAAGGTTTTGCTAATAATAATCCTGCTTAATCTATTGTGCAACTTGTCCTTGCATAATTAGTGGGTTTTGTCCAGATTCTATATCTGCAACCGCTTGCCCCATTGACCTAGCTTGCTCTGCATTCCTACGGTCAATCTCTAAATTAAGCCTGTTTGTGTCCATGTGATGCAATAACAATTGAACAATAGCGTCAATTTCAGTCTTATTCTGGCTAGTAATGGCCCTAGTATTTTGGTCATTGACCTTAACTTCAGCCATCGTTTCAGTATTGTGAGCTTTGGCGGTTTGCTTCATTAATTCGCGCTTAGTCTCGTTATCCTGCTTAACTTGTTCAACATCTGAGCGGTATTTCATAGCCATTTGCATAGCTTGCATTTCCTGCTGCATTTGTTGAACTTGCTGTTGTGCCTGTTTAAGCTGCATTTGTACCTGCGGAGGTATCTTCGAATGTTCGTCAATTTGTGCCAACGGATTCAGCGTTGCCAAACGATCTGCAATAGTTTCAGCGCCTGGGAAATCCATATTTCTGAACCACAAGTCGCCAATCTTATCCATCAACGCAGGGTCTGCCCCTAATATTGGAGTCATAGCTTCTACAGCTTCTTGACGCTTGCTGTTGTAGCCAGGGCCTGTTTCCATCACAACGTCGTATCTGCCGACAGTCACATCGTTCATTACGTTGCCAACTGCGTCCTGCTGGTTAACCGTCAACAAGTCTGGCTTGCCATCGTCGCCAATAATCCGCATTACGCGCTCTGTGTCGTAAATCTTAGGGATCAGGTCAAGAATAATCTTACCAACGTGACAAAGGCTGCGAGTCAAGTTGTCGTAATAATCAAAGTTGGTTAAGTCGATCTGTTGTTGCTGGCCGTTTAACGCCTTGCCTGAGATATTGCCTTGCGGTAGCTGATTAGGGTCAAAAATGCCCATAATTGCTTGCATATCTTGGTTAATTGATTGCGCTGCCGCCATTACTCCAGCCGGTGGTGGCTCAGGTTGCAAGCGTGTTGGTGCTGGCGCTGGCCTACCTTCAATATCCGTCTGCTTATAACGCAGGTAAGCATTAGATTTAATGTTAGCTGCTGCCCAATCGCTTTCATGACCTTCGTCCTGACCTTCAGCCATAATCCATTTGGCTTTTGGAGCCAGCGCAACGCTCTCAGTCAAGCTTGTTTGCCAGAAGTTGTACATGCGCTGTGGGTCTTTGCCAAAGCGAACCATGCCAAACTTCTTGCGCTTGTCGCCAATAATCATGTGTCTGCCGTACACCGGAACCAACGGAATAAACTTCCCTGGCAGATCACGTTCCTCGAGTACCTGAACGCCGGTCAGCTTCTTCCACTTAATAACTTTCTTAAAGCTATCGCGCTTGGAAACTAAAGTAATCCCAGCATCGTCCATTTGCTTCTGGTCTAGCTCGTCCTCGTAAACGTGTGAGCCATCCGACAATAGGCAAAGCTTGACCTTCTTGCGCCATGTATAGAAGTATTCAGCTAACCGAATATCTTCCTTCATTATCCATTCGTTCTGACTGTCGCCAGTACCGCGCATTGACCAATTAGTCTCGTCTGCGTCTGGATATTGCTTTTGGAATACTTCCTTGCTCATAACGGTAGTAATCATCGCTTTTTCAGCGTCTGATCCATCCGGCAATATTGAATTTGGGTCTAAATAGACTGTGAAAGGGTTATCAACAGGATCAATGTAGATTTCCTGATCGAAGCTATCTTCGCTTACATAGTTGGTATTGATACGAATATAACCCCAACCCATACGCACCGCATAATCGAATGCGTTGTCATAAGCATAATCAGCGTTGGAATTAACTTCGATGTGGCGAATGATGCCCTGAATAACCTCAGCCTCTGCCGCTTGCTGATTGGTATTCATTGCGTGAACTTTAATGCGTGGACGCTGTTGACGCTGTTGATTCGTGACCTGCCGACAATACGTGTCTAGCTTGTTAATAGTCAGAACAGGCCTAGATTCTAGGTTCCGGCTGTTTTGTAGCTCAACAGGCCATTGATCGCCATTGACGAACTTCAAGTCCTCTAAAGCCTCTTGGCGGTTCATCGTGTCCGCATCATTGCAGAACTTTAGGAATTGCTTGGCTTCTTCGATAATTGGATCGTAGTCGCCCTGTTGATTATTTGCCATTTAAGCCATCCAAGACATATTGTTACCAAGTTGCGCAGACTGTGGCCTTTGCCTTGTCTTGCGCGGTTCTTGAATCATTAAGCCGATATACCTGAAAGCGTCAGCACCATGTGAATAATGGTCATGTAACGGATTTCTGCTGAATTGCTTAGTATCTGGATCGACTTCGTACCGATAATGCCGCAGACATTGTAAGCCTTCAGCCGTGTTTTCTCTATCAAAATAACATTTTGGGAAGATTGTACGCGCAGCATTAATACTGTCAACAGTTGGAACTCTATCCAAAACCCTAGTCTTAAACCCTGAGTTTCTAACAATATCTTCAATCGTCATGCCAGCCGCTGCAAGGGTTTTGTTCTTTGCGTCATGCGGTAGCCAGATCGTATCGTACACATAGCCAAACGTCTGAAGCGTAGCCAGGTAATGCGTCATGGTCTTTTGCGTATCCTGAATGTACCGGATTAGCCTAGTTTCCATGCCTATAAACTGCACAAACCAAATAGCTGTATGGTCTGCCCAACCCAAGTCAAACACCGCATGTACAGGCTTGCTTGCATCGTACGGAACCTTAGTAATACGGCCATCAAATTCAGCTTGTTGCATTTGGTCGGCAAAGATAGCGCCATCAACCGTAACCCTGCACAAGCCTTCCCAAACGTTGTTGTAGGCCTGTATATCTCTTAGCTTTAGCTGATCCTTTTCCTCACGCAAAGTCTGCGGAAACCAAGGATTGTCAGACCAATTAATCTTGCGAACTATTGCATTGTCAGGCGCATGAACTACGAATCGCTGAAAGGTTTCGTCTGTTTCTAGCTCAGGATTGAACGTTATCCAAATCTCGCTGTTTTCTTTACGGATAGTAGGAACCAACGTATTCCAGCTTGACCGGCTAACTGTCTGCGCTTCCTCAACCCAACAAATATCTACGCCTTCGTAAGATTTGACATTAGCAACGTTATTCTTTAAGCCGACGAAATTGAACTCTGAACCGTTCTTAGCCCTAATAGTTGCTTGAGTTACGTCGTAGAACGTCTCTAGTCCTAAAGCCTGTATCTGGTCGCACAATAGCTTATGAACTGAGTCTTTTAGGGAAGTTTGGAATTCACGCGCACAGAGAACGCGCAATGTGTCTTTAGCAGCAAGGATTAGCAAAGCTCTGGCAACGCCCCAACTCTTTGCCCCGCCTCGACCACCGTATAAAACTTTGTATCGGCTCTTTTCAAACAATACCGAAAGCTTTTCGGGAAACTCTGCTTTGCTTATCGCTTGGCTTACAACGTCAGTCATTCTGTGGCTTTACGAAAGTTACCTGAATGCCGGTCAATAATGATTCGCCATCTGCGCCTGTTAATTCTGTTTGCTGAACTGCTTTGCCATCAAACCTATCTATCAATTCCTTGACTGCCCACGGTTCGCCTAACTCAGCAGCGGAGAATAGAGTTTCAGCCACATTCCTTAATCTGTCTGGCTGTTGAACGGAAATCTTGCGCAACTGCTCATAGAACAGTTTGCCCTTTGTTCCGTTTTTGTTCCCTATTGGTGCGCCACCTGCCATTTAAGTTGCCTTAACTATTAACTATTTGTTTTTCTTAGGTTTCTCTGCTGCACGTTTTGTCGAATAAGCAATAGCTACAGCTTGTTTAACTGGCTTACCTGCTTTTACTTCAGCTTTTATGTTTTCTTTAAAAGCTTTGTCAGATTTACTATGTTTTAGTGGCATATATGCTCCATAAATTTAGCCGGTTACGATTATCCGGCGCGTATGTCGATGCTACATTGGCCTACGCCGACTTATTTGTTGGTACTCGCTGCGTCTATTCGCATTACAGTAGCTTTTCAGCAAAGTGGCGCAATAGCATCCGCTTTCCCTACTCTATCCAACAAATATCAGCCTCTTGGATAATCTGATATTCCTCGCCTTTCAGCTTAACTGTAGGCCATTTCAGATAATCACCGTTGCCATAACGTATTTCATCGCCGACTTTGGCATCTAATGGCTTTACATTGCCGCGCTTATCACGCTTGCCAGGGCCAACAGCCACAATCTTACCCATGTTGAAAGATTCCCGATTATTAACAATCAGGATTTCAGAAAGCTGTCGGATGCTGGGTTTAACCAGCACCCTGTCTTGTAACGGACGTATCATTGACCGTAAGAATTACGGCTGTGGGTATAGCAAATGCCAGAAGTCTTGCCAGTATTGAACTCTTTGTCCATACCGGTTGCATCTTCTTTACCCATTGCTACGCCACCAACGATCTTGCCCTTACGCTCGCCTGACATATCAGCCATGCTTGCGCCTTTTGGTTCTTTTGCACCAGTCATGCTTTTAGTGCCCTTCATACTGTCCATCTTGCCCATGATATTTTCCCTTTTCTTTGCAAAGAAATTACTACGATTATTAACTTAAGTTAACGGTGTGTCAATAACTTCAATAGCTACTGTTGCACCGCCACCTGATTTTATAGTAGCGCGCTGAATAGTCAAATGGTCAATTTGTTCATTGTTCCCAGTCGGGAATCAAAACTTTAATTTTTTTTTCAATCGCTTTATAACCCTTTCCGTCAATAACAATTAATTTAACGTCAGGATGATAAATTGCCATTCTTTTAATTTTTGTTTTGCTTCTGTCGTCCATCCAACCTTTTACTTCATGAAAAATAATTTTTCCATCTAATTCTGTAACTTCAAAATCCGGCAAATAACTCATACAACCTCGTTTTATGCCTTCAAACCAAAATGTATGCGGTTCATGTTTCCAGCTTAATATTTGATTATTTTTTTTAAGCCATTCCAAATATCTTGCGTAATTTGCTTCCCACCTAGAACGATAATATTTATTTATTCCACCAATTTCACGCCATCCCTGTTTCCAAGATGCATTTAAACGATTCATACCTGCTTTACTTCCATTAATACTTGCAGCTTTTGAAATCCTTTCTCGTGTTTCTTCGCTCATATTTACCCACATTTGTTTAGCTTTTTCAACTAATAATAATTTAGTTTTTTCTGAATGTTTTAAACCTAATGATCCTCTTGGATGACCATACTTAATAATTCTTAATTTGGATGCTTCAGAGAGCCTTTTTCGGCGGTTTTCATCAAATCCCAATTTACCATCAATATGAAGTTGTTTCATTAATAATGATTGATCTGGACGTTTTTTTCCTAATTTAGATTTAGCAGCTCTATTTTGCCAATCTTTATAAAAATCACTGTTTTTATTTTGTCTTAATTGTAATTTAGATGCTTTACTTCTAATTTGTGATTCTTTTTTATTTAAAAATTCCATGCAGTATTTTTTACCTTTGTTTGGGTAATTTTCAATTAGCCATGAAATTTCTAACTCTGACCACATTAATTAATCCTTTCTATATTAATAATTCGTGCCACTTAAAAGTTCCTCCGTCCATGCTAATAATTCTTCCTCTGTCGTTTCGTGATGCCTCTCAAACGCTTTCCGCCCCATACCATGTACGCCAAACCTACCCCTATGGTGCAAAACGCAAAGACCCAAAACAGGAGATTTATCACGTATGCCAGCGCGTCTAATGTGGTGAATTTCACAAGGCGTACCCTCAAAACCAAGTTTCTTGCACAGTATGCAGCCTAAGTCCGCAACTTTGCTGTAATGCTTCTTATTTTTTGACATTTAATCGCTTAGTGCTACATGGTGCGCACATCCAACGCCTAGTTTTACCATTAGCTGCTATTTTCCAATAACCGCCGACTGTTTTCTTGGTCAACCCACAATTACTGCAATACCTTTCGCCAGTTGTGTTGTCCTTTGCTGGCTCCATATCTTCAAATTTATTCAAGCTGGTCTCGTATAACTCTTACCGGAATATCGGTTCGTTCGTGAATTCGTAAAATAATTAAGTCTGAAACAGGCCCACCATTACGAATTTTGCTAATGGTTGGAACCCCTAATTCTAACAATTCAGCTAATGCTCTGTCCGTTTTAAAATCAAGCTCACGACGTAAAAAGTCTAATAATCTATTATCTAAATGTGTTGGTCTCATAATGATCCCTTTCTTCGGTTAGCTGATAATGTTTGCCAAATTTCAGTGATGCGTATTTCGTGCTGACGCTTGTTATCCAAAATTTTGAACTCTTTGTAATTCTCAACCCATTCAGCTACTGCATTCTCGTATCCTGGGCTATCTATAGCTTGCGCTTCTCTTTCTGCTACCGTACCACTAGCAAGTAAAAACGAATGCGCCTTAGCCTGTTTAATGGCTTCCTCGCACCGTTTAACTTCGCCTGATAACTCTGCATGCTCTTGATCTGTCCTGCTTAAGTAAATTAATGCTTTTTCTACCCGCGAATCGTTTAAATGTTCAAGTTCCATCATTGCCCCCTTGCGCGGATAGCTTCAGCACAACCTATATAATGAACATATGCAGGGTTGTAGATTTCAATTGGCCCACTCATGTTTTCACACAACTTCGCACAAGATTCGCGCTCTGCTGCTGCGACTATGTATGCAAATCGTTCAAGCGCACCATGCATTTTTGTTCTTTCAAAGCCAGCTTCTCGCGCCATACGGATAATGTCATCCTTAGTCATCGCCACTCCCCTTCGTTTCCTCGATTACCTTTGTTCCATTGTTCTCGCGCATCTTTTTCTATTTTGTCTGTGCTGCGCTTTTTTTTAACTTCCGCAAAGTAATCAAGCATTGGTTGCCTACCTGTCATGCGTAATTTCAACACATACCTAATTTCGCATTGATGCCGATATTCTTCTGACCAAGTATCTATCAAACCAACGCTCTAATCTTTTCTGCGATACGTTTACGCAATTCGCTAAAGCTTTCACCTGGCAATGGATTAACTCCAACTTCCCTGGCCTTTGACATAGTTAATTGCTCGTCTGAATACCACGGCAATGAAGGCGGTTTCTTTTCCTGCATGTCTAATTCATCTTCCCAACGTCCTTGATTTAACCAAGTCGCAGCGTGTGGAATAAACTCTGTGTCTGTTTCCTTTAATCGCCAATACTTTATATGCACCGGCAAAGCTTCTAAAGCTGCTTGTTGTTCATCTTTAGGCATACGTTCCCAAATCTTTTGCGCAACACGCTTGCTAACCTTTCTAGGGTATAGCTTCCAAAATTCTTCAAACACCGTTCTTCTCCTTTAGCTTGGCTTCAACTTCTTTAACAAAAAACCAACCGTTTTGCATTGAACAAAAATTACAGATGTCCATAACTTCCATGTCAGTCAGCCCAACCCATTCGTGCTGCTGTATCGTTCTGAATATCTTTTGGCTTTCATTTTCTTTACTACCACCGCTAGGTGAAAATGGCGGCAATCCTGAATACAAAGGCCAGCCGTCTATTGTTGGTTCAGACTGTGCCGCATCAAACCGCAATGCGTCTATAAAATTTTCTGGATACGGTTCAGGCTCTATCGGCTGCGTGTAGTTCGGCTTGCCCCCTGAATATGTTTTAACCCACGGTTCAGGCTGCGCTAGTCTGGCTTTGATTGATTCTATAATCCGCAATCTGCCTCTTGCATCCCATGCTTCCAACGCATCTAACGCTTGCTGTAATAGTTCTTTATCCATGATTCTTCTCCTTTAGCTTAGTTTCAATATCCTCATAAACATCCATTCCAGAAAATGCGCCATGAAAATGAAACTCTGATATTTCTGCAAGTTCTTCTTTAGTCAGACCTACCCATTCTTTCTGAACTAAACTTAAAAGATACTCAATGCACTCTGCTGCGTGTACTGCTCGGTTTGCGCGTGTCTTATCTCTGAGTTGCTCGGCGTATGCTTTACAGTATTCGATACACCAGACTGGATCGTACTTTGCTTCAGGCTCAGGCTCGGTTGTCATGTATTTTCTTTCGTTGCTGTCAATCATAAAATGTCGCTCTATTGCTAGTCCTACCCACGCTGCTCCTAGTGCCTGTTGCTTCTCACCATCTTCATCAAGTCCATCACGAATACTATCTGCTAGAGTCAAAGATTCACGACCAATCAACTGGGTATACCGTTCCATGAACTTTGTCTGCTCTTCCCAAGAATCACCTTGAGTTGTTTCAGCAGCTTGCGCCCAAAGTTCTTTAATTCGTTCATTCATGTCGGCTTCCTTCCTTCTTCGTATTCTTCGCGCCCATCCATGCTTCTATGTACGTACAAGTCATACTCCTCGTCGTACTCCGGTCTGCACCAGCAAAATGCACCTTTATCAGTTTCATGTTCGCGCAAATCGTTTAGCGGGTAAGTGTGCATTGTCATGCGTTCTTCCCCTTTAGCTTGGCTTCGACGTCGTCATAAAATTCTCTCCCTGATAACGCGCCGTGAAAATGAAATTCTGTTATCTCCGCAAGTTCTTCTTTAGTCAGCCCTACCCATTCTTTCTTTGGCTCAACAATTTTAGGGTTTATTGCCCCTTGTGGATTTAAACGATCAAATATCTTTTTGCCTAAATCATAAAAATCTTTATTTTTACCTGTGACGTTATCTTTGGTCATGTGTTCTTCTCCTTATGCGTATTGATTTGCGTTATTGCTTGTGTTGCACATGGGTAAACATGCTGCCTTTGATCTATCGTCAAGTCGTTTGTGTAACGTAAAGCTCGAACAACAGCAGGAGTCAATGCCGTAAACTGTTTAGGGTTCGGCTCGTCAGGACAGATTGTTATTGTGTACGGTAATTTAGCCATTATTTACTCCCATTGGTTAGATACCAATTTTCATCATCAAGAATGTTTGCAATGGTACTCATAATCGAATTGCTCAATGCTTTATCAATTAAGGCAATGGACGAATTAATGATTTCATCGTACGCATCTGGCGCTGTTTTCTTAATAACTTCTAGCGTCATCTTCGCGTCTTCTAGTGCTTCAGTGTCAGCTAATACGGCATTAAACAAATTATCTAAGTCTTCTTTTGAACTAACCATTGTTAATCTCCTTGCAGGAATAGTGTGTTTCACTACCAGACCACCACGGTGTTTTAAATTCGCCTTTGGTTTGACATTCGTGATTAACCGCAGCCATTTGTACTCCGCTAATACATATAATCACCCCAATGACTGCCAACGCCTTCTCAATCATTGTCATAATTGTTGTCCTTTAGTTTGGCTTCGATGGCTTTTGCGTACTTCAGTGTGTCGAAATAGCAGTTAGTTACATACTGCTCTGCCATTACTTCGTATTCAGCATCCGTCAGCCCAACCCATTCCTTATCGCGTTTAATCTCTACACCGTCCTCATCGTCCAAATCAAAACACTTGCAGCCATTAACCCAACATCCAGTATTTATTTTCATGTGTTCTTCTCCTTTAGCTTGGCTTCTGCTTGAATAATTGCCCACCGAATATCCGGTGATTTGTCCTCGATCTCCATTGCCTCAGCGTCAGTCAGTCCTACCCATTCTTTCTCAGGCTGCGCTAGTCTGGCGCGTAGTGCTTTAATTGCATCGTCTTGAATAGTTTCTCCGTTAGCTGGATAAGCCTGAACGTCGTAACATTCTTCTAAAGCATTTAACGCCATCTGCATAAGTTCACGGTCAGTCATAATTCCTCCCCATTCTTCTCGGCTTCTTTATTTAGGTCATACAAATTTTCTTGCCCTGCACCTTTGAAATACATAGGATTAAATTCTTTTGCATCAATCCACCCTTGTCTTCCATCATCCATCAATTCCACAAGGATACGATCACCTTTAATTTCAAGAATCTTGCAGTCGTTAGCAGGGTCAGTACTGCCAAACCAACCTGTGTATCCAACTACAACGCCTTTCATTCCTGCCCTCTTGCGCGAATAGCTGCGGCAGCTTCCAAATAAGTCTTTGCATTGAACGCTATTACAGCACACGCTTCGCGCTCCATTTCTACTGCTTCCTTTATCATTGCGCGTACCTCAATATCAAATGTCAGCCTACTGCGCTGGCCTTCGTCAACCATTGCCTGTTCGTATTCTTTATCAGTCATCCCTGCCCCCTTGCGCGGATAGCTGCTGCGTATTCGTTTCGATCATCTAAACTCCAATGCGCTTCTTCACAGACCTTTGCACACGCCTCGCGTTCTGCTGCGCGACCAGCTTTCCACGCTTCCCATGCCCAATACATCATTGAATGTTGTGAATATGGGTTTTCACTTGTATCGCAATCCTGATCCCACCACGCTTCAAATTCTTGTTGTTCGTTCATATTTCCTCCTGTGTATATTATTAAGCTGTCTTAATGTTGTAGTCAAGCATTTTCTACATTTTTATTTATAGTTTATTTTTAATAATAGGTTGCCCAAGGGTGATAAGCATGTAGTTTCCTACGCTCTATCACTTATTCCCATCTATTACCAAGACTCCGGTTATAGACTAGAAAACCCATAAGGCAGCGATTCGTCGATAGGGAAGTTGTCTCTCACCATGTGCTTCCCTAACTTGTGTAGTCCCTCGCTGACAGGCTACGTGGCTTGCTTTCGGGTGCAGAACAGCCAATGTTTTCTCTACGGCAGCCCATGTAGGCTCGCTGCTATCGCGGTAGGTGCGCCCAGTTACCTTCTGGGATAGGTAACTTACTTTGTGGGCTCGTCTACGATCTTGCCATGCTCAATACCTACACGGTGCTTAATTTCGACCGCGTAAAATGTGTAATCAAAATAACCATTCGCTGCTCTGTCCGCAGCATATTGACGGCAATGTTCTATGGCCGAATCAAGTGAATCGTGAAGGTATTTAAATTTGGCTTGTGAACCAGATGGTGTCCGCGCAAAAACGGCATATTGCGGAGATATTGCTTTGTGCAATTGCTGCACAGCTTGGCGATTTGTTGGCTCTTCCACGTTCCCATTCCTTTATGGTTGCGGAGGCCGTAAAAAAACCCTTAAAGACTGGCTCTCCGTGTAAAGGGCACGTTCCCAATTTGGGGTAAGAACCAACCTTTAAAGGTTCGTAATTGTCGCTGCCCTTTACATTGACACCAACAGTATAGGACAGAAAAAAAAAAGCCTCAAGGTTTAATTTGAGGCTAAAGCCGCCGGAGGAGATTAGCGGCGCGAGAAATTAGTACCAGTACACTAGCACTATTTGCGTCATTTAGTGCCTTTTAGTGAAATTTCAGGCCAAATCCACGAATACATAGCTGGAAACATAGCTTTTCTTGTAACTAAACCTTTGCTTTGTTCCTCAATCATAGCAGCCAAGTAAACACGTTTATCTTCTGGAATGCCGTTTTTACGCCACACGCATACCGCTGGCGGACTAATGTTTAGCCGTTTAGCTATTGCTGTAGGGCCACCTAACATATCAATTATTTGGGAATCATTCATTAACGTAGATTAACAAATAAACCTTGACTGGTCAATTAACTTAGCTTAACCTGTTTCCTGTCGTGAATTCGCGACTTATCTTGGAGACTTAATTTTATGGACGATCAAAAGCTACTTATGGACGAAATCGAAGAACAACTTGACGAAGTTCTTTGGAAAATTGAAAACATGCTTGAACCTGACGAAATTAGCTTAATCCGTTGGGCTTGCGGCAAATCTACTTACACAACTAAAGGTAAACAAAATGCTAATTAATATCCCCGAAGCTAAAGCACCAGGCCAAAAAGAATTTGAAGCAGCACCAGCCGGTTTACATCTTGGACGCTTGTATCAAATCCTGCACGTTGGCACTAGCCAATCCGAATGGCAGGGCGAAATCAAGATGGAAAACAAGATCATCTTTCAATTTGAATTGCATGGCGAAGATGATTCAGGAAAACCCTTAGTTGCAACCAATGGCAAGCCGTACATAGTCAATAAATACTACAACTTGACGATGCACGAAAAATCAAAATTACGTGCGCATTTGACTAGCTGGTTAAAAATTAATTTTGATGAACTTGCCAAGAACAAAGAAGCGTTCAATTTTAAAAAGTTGCTTGGTCAATTTGCGATGGTCAACGTTGTTATTGGTAATAACGGCAAAACCGCTATTGATTCATTGTTGCCAGTACCGGCAGTTTATTTAAAAGCTGGATTGCCTGAAGGCGTGAATGAAGTGTTTATGTTTGAAGTGTTGAACTTTGACCAAGAAAAGTTCGAAAAACTATCTCAAGGCCGTAAAGAAATGGTTTTGAAGTCGTTTGAATATAGATCAATACAAGAAGGCAAAAAACCAAAACAACCTGCTCCTGTTGAATCAGATGATGATTTTGACCAAAGTATCCCTTTTTAAGGAACCACTATGAATTGTAAAGAATGTAGATACTGGCAAAACGATGGTCACTTTGGTGCTTGCAAACGCTACCCATTACCGCAAACGAAAGCTGGCGGTGATTGGTGCGGCGAGTTTAAACAAATGTCTATTCCGTTGCCTGTTGTGACGGAAGAAGAACTCAAGAAATTTGCCCCTGCTATTACTATTGACGAAGTTGGCGCAATGATGAAAGCAGAAACTAAGCGGGGTCGCCCAGCAAAGGATAAATCATGAAAGCATTCCCAAACAATAGAAGCGAAGGCATGGATTTGCGTGATTACTTTGCCGGTGAAGCGATGAAAGAATTAATCAATTGTTTTGCTATAGATGAAACTATTGATAATAGTGATGATCGCCGAAACGCAGTAGCAATTGCAGCTTACAAACAAGCTGACGTAATGATGAAAGCGAGGGTTGAATAATGGCTGGTCATTGGTACGATAAAGATGGAAACCCCATGTACACAATCATTGGGGCTAACGGCAAAGAACGCGATACAACCCTGCGTGATGCACGCAAGCTTAATTTAGTGCCTTCTGTAACCACAATTATGCGGGTGGCAGCAGCACCAGGTCTTGATCTGTGGAAGCAACAACAGGTCTTAAAAGCAGCCATAAGCGTGCCACGTTTGGAAGGCGAGAACGAATCCGATTGGTTTAGCCGGATTATGCAAACCAGCAAGGAAACGTCTGCTGAAGCTGCTGATCGCGGCACAGACATGCACAACGTGATTGAGGATTATTTCAATAAACGTCAGCGTGAATATCCCGACTTTGCCAAGAAAACCTATTTTGCTGTGGTTAAAGAATTTGGTAGCCAGAACTGGATTACTGAAAAGTCTTTTGCTTATGATGGCTTTGGCGGCAAAGTTGATTTGCATTGCGAAGATATTGTCATCGACTTCAAAACCAAAGAAGTTGTAGATGATAAAACCGATGCCTATGACGAACAATTGATGCAATTAGCAGCTTATCGGGTTGGCCTTGGCATACCTGACGCGCTTTGTGCAAACGTCTATGTTGATTTAAAAGGCAACGTCAAGATCATCAAGCACGACCCTGCTGACATGGAAAAGGCATGGCTAATGTTTACGCATTTATTGGCCTTTTATCGTATTAAAAACGGCATTTGATCCCCTTGGAAGGCTGGTTTTAACAAGCGTGCGGCTGGCCTTCCTTTTTTAACTTATCAATAGCCCTGTTTTAACTTATCAATAAAGTTGTTGACAGGTAACATTAACCTAGCTTAATATCAATTACAGCAGCACCTGACTTTACTAAGGAGAAATCATGGAACCTAAAGACATTCACGAATTAATTGCAAACATTAAAGCCGACGATGCCAGATTATTAGGCCGCGAACTTGGCATAGAGATTGAGAATTTTGGTACTGGCCTTGCCCACGTTGCCATCATGAAACGCCAGTTCAACAGCATGAAAAGCGACTACGCCGAATTATTGCGAGCTTACGAAATATTAGAAAAAAAATACGTAAAGCTGTCCGAAGATTATGAATGCCTCGCCTTAGATGCCAAAGATCGCCACATGTTAGGAGATTGGAAATGACTACTAACTACCCACGCTTAACCATAGCTTTTGTTATAGCCCTTGCCATCTTTGCTGAATCTATTGTGGAGTATCTATTGTGAGCCAACGACAAGCCATCTTAGACTGCCTCAAGAAAGGCTGGAAAAGCCCCTTAGACGCGCTAAACGAAGCCGGTACTATGAAACTAGCCACCAGGGTCGGAGAACTGCGTAGAAGCGGCTATGTTATCTTAGACAAATGGTCTGCTGACCGACGTTATAAACTTTATAAGTTGGTTTCGAAAGGAACTGTATGAAACAATCTAATAACGGAATGAATTTCCACGATAGCTATATTTATACGCCAGCTACAACAGACGTAACTATTCGTTGGCGCAAAGTTTATGGTTGGATACCACCGACAGAAAACCCAGAATACCAAAAGAAATGGGCAAAGTTTAGGCACATGACGGTTGCCGGAATTGAATCCATAGGCAAACAATAATGGAAACGTTTGCTAACATTTTGTTTGTCAGCGGTTTATTGATGGGTATTGGTTGCTGCTTTTTAGTGGCCGCAGCAATTATGGCAATGGTGCTTTTAGATGATTAAACGGTTTTGCACTACTTGCCAGCGTAAAAAGCCAGAAGCTGGCGGTTATAAACAACCAGGCTTGTGTAGGGGTTGGCGTTGCGAAGATTGTATGAACCGCCGCAGCGTTAGCCCCTATTTAAGCAAAAAGAAACCTACTTGTGACGCAAAGCAGGTATCGGATGCGCTGAATCCATAGGCAATTTTTCGTGATGCTTTAGTTCTTTTTCAATAGCGTGAACTCTTTCTATTTCTTTTTGAAAATCCTTTTTGACAACATAATGAGTATCGTTGTCTTTTTTGGATTTGCCTTTAGTAATCTTGAAATTTGTTGCCATGTTATGCCCCTAAGTAAATAGCGCGTTCATCTTTGCGACGGTTTTCTAAACCTTTTAAAACTTTACCACCGGCCTTGCAATACTTCAAAAACTCATTTGCTGCACCTTCGTAATCACCTCGATTATGCTTTTGTCTGAGTGTGCTGCGCTGTAAAGTTCCAAGCCCGACGTTAAAGCTGAAACTGACAAGAGCATCCAACCAATTTTGACGATTAGCAGCAGTAGGGCAATATTTAATAACTCCGCGCTCAAACCGTTCCAAATCCTTAGCCAAAATTGCATCAACTTCTTCCCTCGTAAATATCCGATTATCCGCTGGTTTTAATGCAAACTGCATTCTGTCATCTATCTTCATTGCGCCTTGTTCTGGATACATTACATGGCCGGTTCCTATAGTCCACAAATGCGCAGGACAACGGTAAGGCTTTAGCTTTGTACCTTCATGATGCGCTATAAGTTTTAACGCTTTCTGGCTAATCATTTGCCAAACGCCCGACCGCCAAAATGGAAAGCAATTATGCTGGCAAACAAAGCCTGTGTTTCATCATCCCAAAGCTGGTCAGCCAACGCATTAAACTCAACGCCGCTTTGAATACCTTTGTAAGCTAATGTAGCGTCTATAGCCACAAGCAGGAAAAAGAATCCATAAGTAATGACAGGGCGAACCGATGCCCTAAGGTCTTTCATCCATTGGCTAGTGCCTTCGTTTAGGCTTGTGTCGTGCGCGTAAATAGCGGCCATCTCAGCTTGTTGCGCACCGACCAAAGTCTGCCTATCTTCTGACGCTGTTTGCGTCCGTATTTCGTCTAACTTTATATCTTCTATTTTTTGCTGTGCAACATAACCTGCCGCAGCCATTTGTAATTCACGATCTGTCTGCATTTGGGCAAGCTGTATTTCGTGTTTCTTGTCCGACCTATCTTGCAGGAAATCAAATATCTTAGGCAAGCCGCCCATTAGGAACGAAACCAACGTGCTGAAGATTGTAAGCATTATTCCCCCTGCATTTCTAAAAGTATCTTAGCGCGAAGTTCACGCATTTTCTTGGTTTCTTCCATTGCTCTGCTAGTAGCGTTATTCATATCCATGTATGCAATCCCCATGACCGGCAACACTATAACTAGCACAATACACAGTACCAAAACGGTGACGAGTAAACTCCACGGTATGTGTGGCTCGTCCTTATTAGTATCATTATCCATAGGAACCACAATATTATGAACAACACCGCGAGAATTGATGTCATCTGCTCCGCGATTTTTCTTTTTATACTTGCCCGTCGCCATTGTGCTACCTGTCGTTTTAGTAACTCCTGACGCTGAANTTCTGCACGTTCTTGTTTAACCCTATCCCGCATTGCTTCAAATTCTGTCCAGATTGCGCCCAATTCTTTTGGTGCTGAATATACAAGCGTTTCACGTAATTCTGTTTCCAGCCTATTCATTTCTTTTACTGCCATTACCCTATTGAAAGCTTCCTGATTTACCGACAGCTCAGGATCACGTGCTTTCTTAGTCTTTAGTTCTTCTTCGTGAACATGCTTTTCAAGCTGTTCATGCGCTTTAAAAAATGTTCCCAAATGCCCACTAATGTCAGCCACAACGTCTTTAGCTTTGCCGTAAGCATCGACCAGTTCCATGCCATCGGCCTTAGCTGTTTGGTATAACTCACAGCCTTGCTTGATAGCAGCAGCAGCCAGTTTTGCAGCCGCAAGAATAGTGAGCGGATCAATTTCACATTCCTATCAATTTTTTAATTAATTCAGCAGCAACGCCAGGGCCTAAAAGAACTAAAGCCATAATTACATACATTAAGATTTCTATCTTCTGCATGCGATTAGAACCTTTTTCTAGGCTATCTTTGATGTTGCCATAACGTTCAGCGCAAACAGCCTCATGCACCGCCAAGCGTGTGTTTGTATCGTCTAACATTTACCGTACCTTAAGTTTTCTGGATAAACGCTAAAGCGTAATAAAGTGGATTATTCGTTCCAACTGAAGTAACCAC